TGGTATCTGAACCATCGGATGCTAGGATAACTTCATTATATAATGAAACTTTGGTATCTGAACCATCAAACACAAGAATAACTCAATTATATAATGAAATATTAGTAGCTCTTTATAGATTTCACCTTTATGATAATTGCCAAATACAAATTGTAGAAAAATCTTCCATAACAATTAAAACACAATCTTTAGATATTTGTTCTTTTCAAATCCTTGATGAACATCATCCAGTTTTATTTGCTATTTATCCAAATATATTACCAGAGTTTCAACCAAATGTTACTTTAACTTGTATTGGATGGGGATTTTTACCTACTAGTATTATAGTTTGGAATGGAATTAATATTCCTACAATTTTTATTTCACCTGAAGAATTGCAAGGTATTTTACCATCAATGGATATAAATATGATTGGAAATGTACCAGTACATATTTTGGATCCATAATGCAAATATCTAATACATTATATGTTGAAGTTCAAACTATAAAACGTGCAGTTCGATTAGGTGATATATCTGCGGGTAATTTTCCTCTTCCACCAGAACCAAATATACAAGGGTCTCCAAGTGTATTTGTCAATGGGCTTCCATGGCATAGAGTTACAGATCATTGGGATATTCCTAATCCTTTAAATCCAATTGCAATATTAGGGTTTGGATCTAAAACTGTATTTGTTAATGGATTAGCAGCCGGAAGAAATGGAGATTTTATTGTATATCCTTCTGCACCTACAATTGAAATTGATTTTGCAGACCAGGCCAGTCCCAACGTATTCTGTGGATAAATATTTATATGTATATCATTTATAAACATACGAGTCTTACTGGTAAATCTTATATTGGATATACTTGCCAAGGATTAATAACACGATGGAATCGTGAAATTTCCCATTCTAAGAATTTTCAAAATAAAAGAAAACTTGATTATGCCATTAGAAAATATCCAAACAAATAAGACGCCAATTGAAGAGGATAAAAATAAATGTCGGATAAATGGCTCCAAATGTATTATAAATATAACTGATGACACCTTTTATAACTCCAACAGTTAGATATACGGATTTATCACTTGCATTTAATGCTAATCCTGTTACAGGAGATGTAACAACTTTAACGGATGATGCAGCTATTAAAGCTTCTGTTATAAATTTAGTATTTACAATGAATTATGAAATTCCTTTCCATCCAGAACAAGGATGTGCGGTCTATAGTTCTCTTTTTGAAAATATTTCACCAATGACGGCTGCTAAAATTCGTAGATCAATTATGGACGTTTTACAAAATTATGAACCTCGGGTAATTGTCCAATCTGTAAATGTTATTCCTGCACCAGATCAAAATTCTTATAATGCAACAATTACGTACCAAATCCTGGGCCAACCATTAACTACAACCATTACAGTTTTCTTGGAGAAACTTCGGTAAAATAATATGGCAAATTCTTCTAATAGTTCCAAATTTAATATTTCTTCATTAGATTTTGATACAATCAAAGCCTCTTTAATAAATTTCCTCCAGGGACAACCAGAATGGACAGATTATAATTTTTCTGGGTCGGGGTTGAATTCTATTCTAAATTTGCTCAGTTATAATACCACGTATTTAAGTTTTTACCTTAACATGGTCTCTAACGAAATGTTCCTGGATTCAGCGGACCGAAGAGAAAATATCGTAAGTGTGGCCAAACAAATTGGTTATTTACCAACTTCAAGAAAATCGGCACAAGCAGTCATTAATTTTGTATTAACACCTCCATTAATACCAACACCTCCAGCCACTTTAGTGGTACCAATTGGAACAACTTTTAATACAATGGTTAATAATGTGAGTTATACCTTTGTGAATTTGGAAGCTTTCACATTAATATATGATGCCATCCATAATCAATATGTGGCTACAAATGTTCCTATAAATGAAGGAAAATTATATACTTATCAATATGTGGTAAATTTTTCTAATCCTGTCAAATATTTAATCCCAAATTCTTCTATAGATACAAATACATTATCGGTTGCTATTCAAGATAGTCCTGAATCGGCATTATTGGTTACTTATAATTTATCAACTGATTTAACTACCTTAAATGGAACATCAAATGTTTATTGGTTACAAGAAGATGATAACGAACAATATGAAGTTTATTTTGGCGATGGAATTTTAGGGTCAGCTTTACAAGATGGTAATGTAATTTTCTTAAATTACCTTGCATGTAATGCTGCTGCTCCTAATGGAGCCAATTTATTTACACTTTCTGGAACAATAGGTGGATATACAAGTATTGTAATTACTACAATTAATCCAGCTTCCGGTGGTGCTGAAAGAGAAACAAAAGATAGTATTCGCTTTTCGGCTCCAAAAAATTATCAAACACAAAATAGATGCGTTACGGTAAATGATTATGCAACAATTATTATGAGAGAATATCCTAATGTGGATAGTGTTGCTGTATGGGGTGGAGAAACAAATAATCCTCCACAATATGGAAAAGTATTTTTAAGTTTAAAACCTGTTTCAGGATATACGATTACAAATTTAACTAAACAAAGTATCATTGATAATATTCTTTCACCAAGAAATATTGTTTCAATTATTCCTACTATTGTCGATCCAGATTACATTTATTTGATAGTAAATTCTACAGTTAAATATAATGCCCAAAATACTACCAACACTTCAGGAACAATTCAGTCATTAGTTACTACCACAATTAATAATTTTGCTGAAGAATATGTAGGACATTTTGATGATATTTTCCGTTATTCATTATTAACAAAATTAATTGATAATTCTGAACCTTCTATTACTAACGATTTAACTACCATTTTAATAAAGAAAAAATTTACTCCTCCAATAAATACAACAGATAATTATACCATTACTTTTAATAATGCAATTCAACCAAATACTTTAACTAGTGGATCATTTATTGATGCCACAGATGTAAATTATGTATCGGGACAATTATATTACTTTGATGATAATGGAAATGGTGTAGTAAGAACTTATAAGTATGTGGGTGCTGTAAAAACTTATACCAATTTAAATTCAGGAACAATTGATTATATAAATGGTATCGTTACTTTAACAAATTTTGAACCTTCAAGTATTACAGATAGTAGTGGTCAATTGAGTATAATTGCTATTCCACAAATTAATGATATTATTCCTTATCAAAATAATATTATTGTTATTGATCCTTCAGATGTAACGGTAAATATGGTCATTAATCCTTCTCTCGGATAAAAATATGGCAGAAACAGATTTTCCATTTATTAGTGAAATTGTTCCAGTACAACCTGGAGCTACACTCTATATTCGTAATCAATTTCCAACTATATTAGATTTTATTCAAAATTATTATGAATGGTTAGAACAGAATCAAAGTGCAACACAATTAGGTGTAATTCAAGGAATTTTCGAATTATTGGCACAGAGAGATATTGATTCTACTCTTGCCCAATTTTTACCATATTTCTTTTATGAATATTTAAATAATATTCCTAATACAATTCTAGCTGATCCAAGAAAATTAGCCAAACATATAAAAGATTTTTATCTAGCACGCGGTTCAGAAGGTTCTTATAAACTTTTATTCCAAATTCTCTATAGTGATCCAATACAGTTTTATTATCCTAAAAATGATCTTTTTATAGCTGATGGTGGTATTTGGTCAGTTGATACTATTATCCGAACAACAACTAATAATAATACTTATGAATTTATTGGTAGAAAAATTACTGGTGTTACTTCCGGGGCAACAGCTTATGTTGAACAAGTAGTACAATACCAAATCGAATCAAATTTAGTAAGTGAAATTTATATTTCTGGGCTTGTGGGTATCTTTTCAATTGGTGAATATGTAAATGTTACGTTACCTAATAATAGAACTGTTCAAGAAACAACTTATGGATTAGCAACAGGCATTCTGTTGACAAATCCTGGAACAGCATATCAGCCTGATGATATTATTACGGCAACTGGTTTAAATACAACTACCATTTTTTCTGTTGATGTCATTAACGGAACAGAAATAGGAAGAGTTGTTCAAGCCACATTTGAAAATGACCCACAACCCCCAGCTATTCAATTAGCATCTTCAGCATCGATGGTAGATGGATATTATAATAATATGGAAATAACCATTACAGATGGTAATGGTAATGGACAAACTAAAAAGATTATAAATTATATCGGTGAAAATCAAGTAGCAATTATAGATTCAAATTGGATCATACTTCCTGATATCACAAGTCATTATAGCATTTCTTTAGGTAATATTCAAACAATAAAAGTAAATGATTTTGGAATTGGATATACAACACCAATAGCAGCGAATTTTTCATTATCTGGAAATGGTGATGCAACTGGAACAATCATGGTTGGTGCTGTAGGTCATTATGCTGGTCGTTTTGTAAATGATTCTAGTTTTATTGATTATAAAAAATATTTGGAAGATGATTATTATTATCAAGCATTTTCTTATGTGGTTAAATCTCATGAAACGTTAGAACAATATGAAAATGTGGTTAAAAAACTTTTACATCCTGCGGGATTAGCTTTATTTGGTGAAGTAATTTTAGAAAATGTTCCTTTTGTGCGTAAAAGTCATGAAATTTCTGGATTAGCAACAACTGCTGGTTTTAGTGGTTTATTACCTTCTGGTGTTGAAGCACAATATTCCATGATGGAAGATTTGACTAATTCACAACTTTTATATGACGATAGTTCAGCATATCCAAATGGATATAATGGATATTTAGGATCTACACCTAATATTGATATTGATGATCCAAATTGGGGAACAACAGGTGTTGAGTTTTTAAATACTTTTATTACTGATACAAGTTTAATGCCAAATAATTTAGAACAAACAATTGTTGTGGTAGCTAAGATAAATGAATTGGTTTCAAATTCTTGTTTTATTGGTTCTATTGATACTACGAATGATTCTGGAATTTCTGGATATCAAATTTTTATTAATTCAGATGGTAGTATTTCATTTAGAACACAAAAAATTAATCCAAGCCAAAATAATTTAGTAATTAAATATCCTGCGGGTTCTATTAATACTTCTGATTATTTCTTTGCATCTTTACGGTATTTAAATAATACCATAGTTGCAAATTTAAATCAACAACTTCCTATTTCTGGTAGTTTTGGATTTAATATTGATGCCACTTCAGTTTTAAATAATTCACATGGATATTATTTTGGGATTGGAGGATATCATCCAAGTTATGATCCTATGTCACCATTATATGCAGAAAGTTTATTTAAACGTGTAATTCCAGGAATTCCAGGATCATTGATTCTTCCTGCAACTATTTTACCAGGATATTTTAATGGTATTATTTCTTATGCTATTATTTGGAATAGATATCTTTCAGATCAAGAAATAAGTAATGCATATCAATTTATTAGACCAATCATGATTGGTCGCGGTGTTCCCTTATACTAAATAATTAGAGAGACTTATGGCTAATAAAGCAATCGAATCAAATATTTTTCGTATATATTCCTCTCAAAAGTTTCTTGAGGGATTATTTCAAACTCAATTAAGTACCAATAATCTTTATGTTTATATAGGACAATCGATTCCTTGGACAGATGATACTAATCCTCCTCAACCTAACGATACTGTAGAATCTCGCGGATCATTATTTTCAATTATGTTGGCAATTAAAAAAGTTTCTCCATCAGATGCCATTTTAGTTATTCCAAATTATCCCTGGACTTCTGGAACAGTTTATTCTCAATATTCAAAAAATGGTGCTACAGTAGGAGGAATATCATACGATCAATTTGAACCTACTTTAAGTATTGAACCTTTTTATGTTATCAATACTTCTAATAATGTTTATAAATGTTTAGGGAATAATAGTGGTGGTGCATCTTCAATTATGCCTACTAGTACTGGAACAACACCTGTTACTTTAGCAGATGGGTATATTTGGAAATTTATGTTTCAAGTATCACCAGAAAATGCACAAAAATTTTTATTAAATGCCGATTCTTCTATAAGTGGTTGGATTCCAATTTATACTTTACAATATAATGATGGTTCATTACAATGGGCAGTTCAAGATACGGCTTCATCCACCGATGGATCTGGTATACCAGGTGGACATGGATCTGATCCAGTAAATGAATTAGGTGCTATGTATGTTATGATTGATGTTGATTTTAATTATGATGAATCGGGGAAAATTACAACCGATAATTCTTATAGAGAATTTGGATTACTTTTAAATCCACTTTCATATGATTCTGTTATACCATATACTGCATTAATTGGAGTAGGTACTACAAATATTCCAATTTCAAGTGTTACGGGAACGTTTAATCCAAATGACCAAGTAAAAGGAACAACAAGCCTTGCAACTGCTTATATTGTTGATTATAATATTTTACCTGGTATTTTAAGATTAACGCAAGTATCAGGTACTTTTGTAAATGGTGAAACTATAACAGATATTACAAGTAGCGGGACAGCAATTTCTGGAACACCTATTAATCCTGATATTACACCTAATACAGGACTTATTCTTACAGAAGAAAATATAAGTCCTATAAAACGCGCCTTAGCACAGATAGAGGATATTAAAATTATTATCCCTTTCTAACAATATAAATATTAATATGCCACTAACTTTCGCTTCATCTCCATTTTACGATGATTATAATCCTTCTAAAGAATTCTATAAAGTTCTTTTTCGGCCAGGATACCCTGTTCAAGCACGGGAATTGACACAATTACAATCCATTATTGCTGAACAAATTGCCCGATTTGGACAATATGTATTCCAAAATGGAGCAATGGTTACTCCAGGACAAATTACTTATAATCAACAACAATCTTATGTTATTGTATTACCGAATTATTCAAGTGTTCCAGTTGATTGGGCAGCATTAACTCCCGGAATCCAAATTCAAGATTCTGCCGGAGTAGTAGCAACAGTTATTTCGGTAGATTCAACAAATAATGTAATTTATATCCAATATACCACTTCAGGTACTTCCGGAACAACAAAAGTATTTGCAGATGGAGAAGTATTAAATATTCTTCCCGCCAATACAGGAATTGCACAAGCTATATCTTCAAATTCTACTGGTGTTACGGCTTCAGCTTCTATTGCTGCAGGTGTTTATTTTATTTTCGGGATGTTATTAGATGTTGCATCACAAACCATAATTCTTTCTCCAGTTAATGGAACACCTCCACCATTAGGATATTCTTTTCCAAATGTTCGGGTGGGATTAGAAGCTATTGAAACCATTGTTACACCTGAAATTGATTCTTCTTTAAATAGTAATGCAATTGGTTCTCCAAATTATGCGGCTCCTGGAGCAGATAGATATAAAATTGTTCTGAATCTTACTGCAATTGATATTAATGCTACCGCAGATAATAATTTTACCGAATTAATGCGGATTCAAAATGGAGTGATTCAAACACAAGTTCAAAATACTGCTTTGAGCGAAATTATGACTACATTAGCTCAAAGAACAATGGAAACTAATGGTAATTTTATTGTTTCTCCTTTTGGATTTGATTTGCATGAAAGTTTATTAGTGGGTAGTAATGGTGGGATTTATACAAGTGCAGGTGGCGGCCAAGCCGATCAATTAGCATTAGGTGTTGAACCTGGTAGAGCATATGTTGATGGGTATAGAATTCAAACCATTTCTAAACAATACTTACCAATCAATAAAGCAAGAACAACTAATTTTTACCAAAATAGTCATACAAGAGCTTATCTTGGAAATTATGTTTATATTAATCGCTTATTTGGTTTACCAAATTACGATCAATGGCCAAGTGTTAATTTGTATGGGACACCTATTGTTACAGATGGAGTAGCTCCTTTAACCAGCGTAATTGGTACAGCTACAATTCGTGGGTTACAATTTCAAGAAGGAAATTTTCAATCTATTGGAAATCCTGGTCCAATTTTTGAAGTATTCTTAGCAGATATTAATATTACTGCGGTAGGTTTAGGTATTGGAGATGTTAGATCTTTTGCAGTTTCCGATGGTGTTTTAACTACAACCGCAAATGTTCTTTCACAATTAGATATTGTAAATGTTGTTGGTGATTTCACTGTAGGGGATACAATAACTGATGGAACATATGTTGAAAATATATATGCTTGGGATACTATTAATAATTTCCTATTAACATTACCAGTTACAGTAAGTGGTTCGAAAACAATAGCAATTTCAAATAATGTTCCTATAACAAGTGCTAGTGGAACGGCAAATATTTTACAACGAA